TTAATGTCGTAGGGGCTCGTCCAAAGCAGGCAAAGTCGTTTTTCTGCATAAACGTTGCTCGCAATATGGCAGAAAACGGTATCCCCGTACTCTATTTGGATACAGAGCTTACAAGCGAAACACAACTTCATCGCCTCACTTCTTTGGTGTCTGGCGTGGATTTGAACCATGTGGAAACGGGCCAGTTTACCGGCAATCCTCATGAATCGGAAGCAATCTGGGGTTGCCAAGAACACATCGAGGGACTACCGATCGATCACTTTTCGGTAGCTGGCTTAGCACCACATACGATTATGTCGATAGCCAGACGATGGTTGTCTAAAAAGGTAGGATTCACCCATAGCGGCGCAGCAAAGCCGTGTCTCATCATCTATGACTACCTCAAGCTGATGGACGACGGGGGCTTCAAGCACAACCTACAGGAATATCAACTGCTGGGGTTCTTGATTACAGCATTGCATAATTTCGCTGTCAAGTTTAAGCTGCCCGTGCTTGCTACTGTCCAATTAAATCGTGATGGTGTAGAGAAAGAGGGAGCAGAAGTAGTTTCTGGCTCAGATCGCATCGTATGGCTATGTTCCAATTTTACAATCCTCAAGAAAAAAATTCAGACCGAACTTAACGAAGACCCGCCGTCGAATGGTACCAAAAAGTTGGTGGTCACGGACACAAGATTTGGTGCTGGAATGGAAAGCGGCGAATACATCAATGTTGTAGACAAGCTTGAAGTGGGCAAGCTGTCTGAAGGAAAATCATTCTCGATAGTGACACAATCGGCTTTGGAGAATCAGGTGAATGAAGCGGTTTAGCTCTAAAGACATTCCGTTCATCCAGGCTCGTGCCTGTGAGAGAATCGCAGAGATTTTTGATGCAATTGGTTGTGATTATGTTGAACGGCATGACTATCTACAGGCTGCTTGTCCAGTCCATGGGGGTGATAACCAGAGAGCCATGTTCTGGGCTATCCGATCCAACCATTGGCAGTGCAAAACCAGAGGGTGTCATTGCGACCCAATTACTGGTCCGTCGAGCAGCGTCTTCGGGCTGGTACGTGGTGCTATGACTCGCAAGACAGGAAAAGAGTGGAGCTTCAAGCAGGCCGTTAATTTTGTGGTTCAGGCATTAGGACTCGAAAAGTGCAGCGGAGATACGGCTACCGCTCAGGACATAGAGATTGCTAAAATTATCAAGCAACATCGGAAAAGGCAAGCGGCAACGCAGGGGCAAGGTACTCCGTTGACAACTATGTTACCCCATCTGAAAGCCGATCAGGTGTACTATCCGAACCGTGGTATTTCGCCTGAAATCATAGCTCGCTATCATGTGTCGTTTTGCAACACCAAGGGGAAGCCAATGTACAAGAGAGCTTTCTTCCCAATCCTGGATGTAACCGGACGATACATAATGGGTTGGTCTGGAAGAAGTATCTACGACAAGTGTGCGAAGTGTGGAATGCATCATCATCCAGAACGACCATCGTGTCCCGATCCACAGTATGGCGGCGTGTACACAAAATGGAAGCATTCCAAAGATTTCCGTGGCGAATTGTGTCTATACAACCTGTGGTACGCCAAACCGTTCATAAGCAAAACAGGTACGGCGATCTTGTGCGAAGGGCCTGGGGACGTATGGGCATACGAAGTGGCTGGTATTCGAAACAGTGTTGCCCTGTTGGGGCTTAATATGTCCAAACAGCAACGACTGATGCTACAGAATGCTGGAGCATTGACAGTAGTGTGTACTTTCGACAACGATGAAGCAGGCCAGGAAGCAATGAAGAAACTTGAGAGAGATTTGACTCACTATTTTCGCGTGTTCTGTGTGACACCGGATACCGTGAATGATGTTGGTGATATGTTTGCCGATGATATTGTGGCGAAGATTGGTCCTATTCTGGAAAAGGCGTCGAGAGCAGCAATGCTTTCTGACGATTATGCAATGGAGACAGAAAATGACAGCACAGCAATTTGAAATTAAGGACTCTGGTGAACGACGAGATTTTGATACTGGGGCTAAGAGGGATATGGATCACGACAAGCCACGTTTTGATTTGATACCAATGACAGTGATTCGTAAAGTAATTGATTTTTATCCGCAAAAAAAGATGTTTAGAGATTTACCAGAATCTATTAGTAATGATTTGAAAGTAATCATGTGGAATTTGGGATTATTATGGGGAGAAACAGTCAATAATGATCTTTTATTGGAACTGATATGGATTGTCTTAGAAGCAATCCGAAATCAAGAAACAGATAGTATTTTGAAAATACAGAATAATTCATATGATGGTTTACATTTAATTTCACCAAAAACTTATTTGCGTCTTGCTAACCATTATGGTGGCGGTGCAAAAAAATATGACCCGTGGAATTGGTCAAAGGGGATGCCACTAAGTATTTTTCATGCCAGTTTGATGAGACATATATTTGCTGTTATGAATGATATGACAGACGAAGATCATTTGAGTGCAATTTTTTTTAATGCGGCGTGTATTCTACATTTCACTATTATTGGAAGAACCGATTTAGATGATGTAACCACGCGACTTGAGGAATGGAAAAATGCGAGCCATCAATTTGAAAAGAAAAAGACCAAGAAAAAAATTACCATCGAGGAAGATGATCCAACACTCCAATTGGATAACAATGCGAAAACAGCAGTGCAGAAGGAAACTAATGGCACTCGATTGATTACCAACAAGCCTGATCCAGACGAAGTAGAAAAGAATAAGGCCAAGGCAGAAAGGGCCAAGAAGAACAAGGTCAAACTGGGTCGCACAGCAGCACACAAATACAAGGTCAAATGCAACGAATGCGGAGAGACATTTGAGTCAGATCGCAAAGATGACGAAATGGGCCAGAAGTGCCCGTCATGTCTCGAGGAAAAAAGGAGTAGGTTCTTTTAATGGGTGCATTGTCCTGATAATTGCAGATGAGCTACACCTATAGGAACACGAACAAAACAGGGATGATCAATGAAGGAAATTTTAGCTGCTTATGGAGATAAGTAAGTGAGAGTTGTCAAAGCTAGCGCTAGTGCAATCGGGCTATATAATCATTGCCCCTTCTCGTATTTCATGCAGTACATTCTTGGCATGGAATCGAGGGCGGGCAAAGCAGCACTCCAGGGTAGCATCGTTCATCAAACTCTGGAGTGGATGATTAAGCTGCGCAAGCGTGGCAAGATCAACGTTGACCCGATGTGGTTACTCAATAGAGCGTGGGATGAATTAACTGCGAAATCAAATATCGAAATTCGCAAAGTAACTACCCGCATAGACAAAGATACGGGCAATTTCAAAGAAGCGGCTGATTTCAAGAAGTGCCGGGTCGCCCTAGAGACAGTGTTGGCTGATCCATATTACAATCCATATCAATTGGCTAATGTTGTTGACGCTGAGCGGTGGTTTGCTCTTGAGATGCCGCGCGACGAGTGGCTGTGCCTCGATAAAGATGGCAAACCACATCAGTTCACCGTGCGTGGTTTTATCGACCTTATACATGAGATTGACGCCGAGACCATCGAGATTGTGGACTGGAAGACGGGTAGCAGGAAAGATTTCTACACTCAACAGCCCATAGATGAAGCTTTGCTTATGAGAGAGGTTCAGCCGAGGCTGTACCATTTGGCAGCATATTTCTTGTATCCGAAGTACAAGAACATATTGATTACTTTCTACTACACCAACGACGGCGGCCCCATAACTATAGCTTTGTCCCAGGAAGATGTTGCTATGACCATAGCGGCACTGCACCGCTTCTTTACGACTATCAGAAAAGACACTCTGATGCGACGTAATCGCTGGTGGACATGCAGGATGTGCAACTTCAACAAGAACGGTGTGTGTCACCGCGTATGGAGCGATCTACACACACTGGGCGGCGAGTATGTGGAAGACCGTTACGCGAATCTGGATTGTGAAAGCCAGTTGGCTCTTGGTCAACCAGTGGAGGCATAATGCCAAAAGAGCAGTGGAAAGATGTTGTTGGATATGAGGGACTTTATCAGGTATCTGATATGGGACGGGTAAAAAGTCTTGTTCGTAAAAATCGTAGGACTGAGATCATATTGAAGTGCTCTGCTGATGAAGACGGATATCTCCGAGTTGGACTTAAACCACCTCGACACTCTCAACAATTTTTCTATGTACACCGACTGGTTTTGGAAGCATTTGTCGGCCCCCAGCCACCAACAATGAGATGTCGTCATTTGGATGGTAATCCAAAGCATAATTTGCTGAAAAATCTTAGATGGGGAACTTATATAGAAAACGAGGGTGATAAGAGAAAACATGGGACAGTTAGTATTGGTTCCCATAGGCCATTGGCTAAATTAACCGACATAGACGTAATTGAGATAAAGACGTTGGCAACCAAAGGAATTTCTCAACGAAAAATTGCAGCAAAATTCAATGTGTGCCAACATACAATATGCCAAGTAATAAACAAACAAACTTGGAGACATGTTAATGTGTAATACATATGCGCCTCTTCATTGCCACTCGTATTACAGCTTGTTGGATGGACTTTGTTCACCAAAGGAGATTGTAGACCGTTGTGTTGAGTTGGGGTTGCCAGCTTGCGCCATTACAGACCATGGGGGAATTGCGGGGATGAAGGTCTTTTATGACGCTGCCAGAAAAAAGAAAGTGAAACCCATTATTGGGTGTTGTTTGCCTGGCCAAGAAATTATAACTGAAGATGGTGTAAAAAATATAGAAGATATCAACCCGCGAGATCGCGTATTAACACACAAAGGCAGATACCAAAGTGTTACAAGAACCATGTCGCGTCCAGTTAACAATGAATTAATCTATGGTTTTGAATTATGGGGCGGTAGAACAATATGGGTTACCGGTGAACATCCACTACTCACAAGAATATCCGAGGATGGGTACACATCAAAAACCCAATGGATGCGTGCAGATCAAATTAAATATTGCAAACACCAGAACAAAAAATTGCAATGGGGCAGCTACTTAGCCATGCCAGTTCACGAAAGTCATCCAAATGTGCCAATCTGTGCAATGGAAATGATTGGATGGGACAAACCATACCATCAATCTAATGGAAAAATATCAAAATTGGTCAACAATAATAATCAACACGACACAAATATAGGTAAGTCTTTTGATTTTCCATACATTGAATTAGACGATGATTTAGCATTTATGATTGGTGTTTTTATAGCAGAAGGATCATTTCAAAAAACATCCTATGGACCCCATACCGGAATCATTACGCTGAATATTAACGAAAGAAATTTATCGTTAAAATGCAGAAATGCATTGCGATATTTAGGAATTAATACGAAAGAAACACTAAGACCAGATAAATCTATCAGAGAGATAAGGTTCCATCACACTATATTTTGTAA